CGGCGAAATCGCCGTCATGCGCAACATGGATGGCACCCGATACCTGGAGTATCGCAAGGTGCCNAAACCCAGTATGCGCAAGGTTAGACGGATTGAATTCACGCCGGACGGCTTGAAAATTAAAATTGGAATCCAAAATCGTAATGATTATTCACATCGCAATCTTAATGAGCAACTAAGAGGGAAATAACATGGCTGTGTTACACGACTGGAAATGCCCAACCCACGGGTACTTTGAATCAACGGAAGCCAAGTGCTACCGCAAACGCTGTAAGCAAGAAGTAATGAAAGTGTTCTTGCAAGCCCCCGGACTAATCGGAGACAAAACCAAAGGCATCGACAAGACCGCCAAACAGTTGGCTATTGACTACAACATGACCAACATCAAGTCGGCCAGAGAGGGTGAATCCCAACAAGGCTACTACACCCGTAACAACAAAGAACAAACCGCGCCAGTGGAGTCCGCTGCCGTCCGTCCTGAGCCGCGTCCCGGCGACTCTGCCATCTGGGGTGGCCAAGGCCAAGGCATGAGCATGAAGTCCATTCTGTCCGGCAAATACTCCAAACCCGTGGGTCCAACCTTGGGTAAGGAAGCCGAGTCTGCCGGCATCAACCCCCGCGACGCCGGAAACTTGACAGGACCACGCGCCGCGAGTTATATACCTGACCATCAAAACTTGCAGATTAACAAATAATGCGCATACCTAAAGACCATGTAGAGCGGGAGTTTTTCCTAAAAGACCTGATCGACAAGTGTCTGGTCAGCCGGGATGAACGCGTCGGGGATTATTCCAGTCTGCGCAGTTGGTATTTGTTTGGCGCGGGACCGAATGAGTCCCCCGCCATCTTCAACAAGATTTACCCCCACGTTGACCAATTGACTAGTTTTTTGTATTCCGCTGAAACCACGCGCTTTAGCATCAACCTTGGCGCCTCAGTACCGGAACAAGAACAAATCAAAGTGCCGCGATTGACCATGTCGTTGAACGACGACTGGTTAGATTCCAATGCAGATCAAGTATTTAGCTCTGCTTTGACCTGGTCACTGGTGTACAACACCACGTACGTCAAACTGGTCTACAACAACGGCATCTACCCGTACATGATCGAGCCGGCGTCGATGGGCGTGTTACGCGAAGATACGGCGTACACCGACCGGCAAGAAGCCTTAGTCCAAACGTATTACATTACAAAATCCGAACTGATGGCGCGTCTTTACAGCCATCCGCAACGCGAATCCATCCTAAAGCGCATCCAAACTGGGTATCACACCAAGACCGAAGATGTGCCAGAAGGGTTAGACCGGATTGTGATGAGCCAAACCAACCCGACCATTTACGGTACGGTCAACCTTGATTTGTACGGAATGAACCGTTACAAGGCCCGCGTTGCCGAAGAAACCGTCAAGATGAACGAACTGTGGGTCTGGGATTCGGACATCTTAGATTACCGCGTTGTGACAATGGCCGACCCCGATGTGTTCATTTACGACCGTCCGGGTGAAACGGTATTCCTCAAAGGTGAGTTACCGTTTGTTCAGATTTGCCCGAACCCTCAGTACGACTACTACTGGGGGCAATCCGAAGTGCAACGTCTGGTTTTCCTGCAACAACTGCGTAATCGCAGAATGACGGAAATACTTGATTTGCTTGCAAAACAAGTCGACCCCCCGACGGCTTTAACTGGATTTACGGGCATTTTAGATGAAAAGAACTTTGCGCTAAACCGCGCCGGCGGCCTGTTGGCCACGGATATGCCGAACGCCAAAGTCGACCGTATGGCGCCGCAAATGCCGCCAGAACTGTTTGAAGTCATTCACGAAGTGGACGCCATGTTCGGCGAAGCCTCTGGNATCGGAAACATCCTAGAAGGCAAGGGCGAAGCCGGGGTGCGAAGCGCCGGTCACGCCAGTCAGTTGGCGCGTTTGGGTTCGTCCAGAGCCAAAAAACGGGCGCTAATTGTCGAGGATTCTTTGGAAAAACTGGCCACGCTGTATCTAAAACTCAAGCAAGCCTACGACCCGACCCACTATACGGACGAATACGGCAACAAGTTTATTGCGGAACAATTCACCAAAGACTATACGGTCAAGGTGGATGCGCACAGCAATAGCCCTATTTTTACCGAAGATTTACGTCAAATGGCGTTCAATTTATTAAAGGTTGGCGCGATTGATAACGAATCGCTGCTTGACCTTTTAGAACCGCCCATGAAACAATTGCTCAAGGACAAATTGCGCAAACGTGAAGCGACGAAAGCCCAACAGCCTCAACAGCAACCCCCCAAAAAGGGCGGTAAAGCACAACTGCAAGCGGTGGAATAATGGCTAAAAAATCAGGCAGAACCGTATCAACAGCCGACCAACCCAAGGTAACGTCGGCTAGCTTGACCCGACTTTCTTCACCGGCAAACTTGCAATATCGCGTAACAGGGATTAAAACTATGTCTGCGCGGTCCCCCCGACGCGCAAAACGTTCAACCCGATACTAGGAGAATGCAATGAAACGCGGCAAAATGCGCAAGCATCGTAAGACGAAGCGATAAGGTTTAGGCTTCACGGTCTAAAAGGGTTTGGCTGATTTCCCTGTCTAAGTTGGCCCCGTGCAGGAGAACGAACATGGCTCGCCGTGGACGTAAGGCCCATAAAGGCCACAAGGCTCGTAAGGGTCGAAAGGCTCGCAAGTAATTGCGAACCTGTCAGTAGGGGAGGCGTGACTTCCAACAAAAGTTGCTCTCCCCTATTGACAACTTGTTATGGTTAGTAAATGCTATTAGGAACTTTGGAGATTACTCGTGGCAGCATCGCCTAACGCAATGATGGATTTGATACGGTCGCAGCAACCCGTTGGTGGTGCCGGCAAGACCGCGCCTCCGTCTACGCCGCCTGCGGAAATGGCGCCGGATGAAGCGTCCGGACCGATGGGGTCTCCAATGTCGACGCCTGAACCCAAACTGGGAAACAAAGAAGGCGCCATGATTAACCTGTCAATGGCAATGGATTTGATCGAACAATCTCTCCCCGCCATTGGTTCAGAATCTGCCGAAGGGCAAAAAGCTCTTGCTGCGCTGCGGTCATTGACCGGCATTGTTGGTCCTAAGAAATCCAAGACTAACGAATTGCAGCAAAGCGAAATTATTCAGATGCTACAGAACCTTCCCCAAGCCGGTGGCGGTACGCCTGAAGGCCGTGCGATGGCACAGGCGCCGGCTGTTCCCAATATGCCGAATATTCCTGGCGCTGCCCCCGGTGGTGCTGCTCCCCCTTCAACCCCTCCAGTGATGTAAGGAAATAATCATGGATTTGTTCAAACCTCGTGGCGCCGGCGGTATCCGACCAGTAACTTCTGACCAACAGGCGCATGGCCGAATTTATAACCAACCCCGATTCGCGCACCTCGGTGGCTTGTCCGCTCCTAAGAAAGCGGGTAGCAAGAACTCGATGGGTGTGAAAAAGCCTGGTGACGGTCAAAAGGTCATCTAAGTGGATAAGCGTACGCCATTACAACGCGAGGAATCTGCCAATGAAGAATTGGCTGCTCGCTCGGCTTACGCTGCAAAACATCCAAAACGTTCTTCCAAACGATCTAGTCAACGTAAACCACAAAGGTAATTCCTAATGAGCCTAGAAGATTTAAGCCTCGAACAACGCGATGAGTTAGCAACCTTAATGCGAACCCTTGCGGAAAATCCTGAAACCCGAAAAGACATCTTGCGTTTGACCAAAAAAGTTAAGCCCAACATGACGATTCCGGAATTGGAAATTGAGGAGTCGACTAACAAGGCTTTGTCCAAAGCCGAAGAACGCGTTATGCAACTGGAAGCGCGTTTACGCGATAAAGAAGCAAACGAAGATTTAGAACGTCGTCGTCAAGCCGTCATCAAAAAAGGACTGGCCTCTGAAGACAACATTGAAGAGATTGAGAAAGTAATGCTTGACAAAGGCATTACCAATCACGAAGCTGCTGCGGAGTATTGGCAATGGATGAAACAATCCGCTGCTCCAACTCCAAGCGGCTATCAACCGAATACCATGAGCAAATTCGACCTGTCTAAATACTGGAAGAATCCTGTGACTGGTGCCCGTGAAGAAGCTGCGAGGGCGCTTGCGGAATTAAGACAGCCGCGACGTCCGATTGGTTTATAACAACTTTTGGAGATAAGTCATGCCGATTGGTGGTGGAATTATTCCGGCGACAGGTAGTCAGCAATATACCGAACTGACCTACGTAACTCGCCGTGCGTTCATTCCGAAACTCGTTGTCCAGATTTACAACTCAACCCCGCTCATGGCTGCGCTTATCGCTAACAGCCAACAAGCGTCGGGCGGTGTAAGCTCGGTCACGGTTCCGGTCCAAGGTTCACAATTTGTGAACGCTCAGTGGTCAGATTACTCTGGTTCATTCAACCAGCCTTCTGTCCAACAAGGCGCTTACAATGCGGAATTTGATCTGAAACTGATGATTGCCCCAGTGCCGTTCTTAGGCATGGAAGGCGCGGTTCAGAACGATGCCGCCATTATCCCGTTGATCGAAGCTCGTATGAACGACGCCTCGAACGTGATGATGGACGCAATGGCAACTGCGTTGTACAACAACACGACCAATACGCAACAGTTTATCGGTTTGCCCGGTGCTGTTTCAAATACCGACCCTGCCGCCGGTGCGTACGGAAACATCTCGCGTTCGTCTAACACTTGGTGGCAATCCACTGTGTACACCGCGGGTAATGTCAATCCGACCCGTCAAAACATCCTCCAGTACATCTCTGGTACCGTCAAGAAAGGCGCTGAAGTGCCAACCTTTGGCGTGTGCGGATTCGGTACTTGGACGCTGTTGGCGCAAGACTACGTCGGTCAAGAACAATACGTCATCACTCCGGGTAACGGATTTGATGGCGATGGCAACGGCCCACAAGCTGCGTTCCGCGCACTGATGGTTGCCGGCGTGCCAATTTACCCAGACCCGTACTGTCCGGAAGGTACCGTGTACTTCCTGAACTCGAACTACTTGTCGCTCTATGTCCATGAGCAAGGTTCGTTCGTGTTTACTGGATTTGAGTCCACGCTCCCGAACTGGCAGATTGGTTATGTAGGCGCGGTTATCACCATTGCAGAATTGGTGTCGACCAAACCGAAAACCATGACCCAAGTTACCGGCTATAACAGCATTAGCCTCTAAGGAGTAACCATGTCACTTTCAGCAAATAAAATCATTCTTGCTAATGCGTCGACCAACACCGCAGCCGCATATTTTCAGCCGATTACCGTTGCCACTGGCACCGGCGCAACGACTGGAGTAACGGTTCCTGCCGGTATCTGGACGATGCTGCCTACGACGAACGTCGTCATTCAGTTGAACACTGCTAACAACATTGCGTCACCGACTTGGGTAAACCTGTCGGCGGTCAACGTTGGCGTGCCATTGTTCATCAGTGACGGTACCAACGTGCAAGCGATTTCGAGCAACACCTCGAACATCACTGTCACGCTGTACGGTTCAAACGGTGGTCAAGCTGTAAGCGGTACTTACAACAACAAGTAAGGAGTCCGTAAATGTCTAATTCAGATTCATTAGCGCAAAGTTACCCAGACGTCGTTGGTTATTACAAACTAGCGTCCATCCGGGCAACTCAGCTCAACACCGCCGGCAACGCGGTTATCACCCTCCCGATTCTGTCGGGAGGCTTGACCAATGGTGGCGGTACGGCTAACTCAGGCGGCGTTATTCTCCGTCGAGTTACCGTGCAAAATCCATCGGGTTCGGTTGCAACCGCAAACGTATCAATCGGTGTTACCAATGATGGCGCGAACTTAGTGACCGCAAACACTGTGTTATCGAGCGTTACGGGAACCGGTAAGTATCAAGACATCAGCATCGCGTCTGCATACCAAACCCAAGTGGTTTCAGGTGCGACGACTCAGTGTCTGTACGTCAATGTCAACACGGCTTCTGGCAACAGCAGCACTTGTGACATTATCGTATGGGGCGATGTTGTCAGCTTCTAAAACAGCGGGGGCGAAAGCCCCCCTTGTTGTGTAAATTTATGGAAAAGCAATGGCTCAAACATTACAAGGCTACGTTACGGCTACACAACGTTTGCTGCATGATGCCAACGCTAATTTTTACACAGTCCCTCAGTTAACGGATTACATCAACACTGCACGCGAACGAATGGTTCGTGACAGCGGTGCCTTAAGAACCATCCAAGTAAGTACAGCTCCACTGGCTCCAGAGCCTGGTGCAGCCGCTCCTATTTTTTGGTCAGCGGGATTACAAGTAACCGCCAACCAGTACATTGTTTCCAACATCTATATGTACGTCGTGCTGCAAGCCGGTACGTTGGGAACACAAGCTCCTCCGTATCCTGCCGGTAGCGCAAACTACCCGCCATCGACTCCGTTTTTAAATGGCACCGCAACATTGCAATACGCGGGTCCATCGGAAGTCATTAACTGGAATTGCTTACCGTATGAATTGCAAACGTTGGATATTATCAACGTCAATTTGTACTGGGGTAACACAAGAATACCTTTGCGTTATTTGCCGTGGACTCAGTTCAACGCTGAGTTAAGATTCTGGCAAAACTACATTGGTCGACCGATTGCGTTTAGCGTTTACGGTCAACAACAAATTTTCCTGTCTCCGGTTCCCGACCAGGTTTACACCATCGAATTAGATACGATTGTGTTGCCGGCCCCGCTGACCAGTCTTACTGAAACCGACGACATTAACGACCCGTTCACAACGCCAATTCCGTTCTATGCGGCTTATTTGGCCAAGTATTACGAACAGTCTTACGGTGAAGCCGAGATTTATAAACAGGAATACATCAAGCACGTTCAGGCGGTGTTGGTGTCGATCAACACGCGCAGGATGCCAAACCCTTATAGCGTAACGTACTGACATGGCCAATGCAGAACAGAAAAAGTCATATCAGGTTATTAGGCAATTTAGGGGTATAGACACCAAAGCCTATCGTACTGCTATTGATGAAAATGAATTTGCGTGGCTTGAAAACGCCATGCCCGTTGGTCCCGCCAATCTTAGAACCATTCCAACGTCATCGACTTTGGGCGTCAAATTCACCAAAGAAGTGGTTGCGTTATTTAACAC